CAAATTAGTCGATAAAAACTACAAAATAAATTAAAATTAGGGTTATTTTGTACTACATGAGTGTAAAAACACGAGAAAACTTAACATTGAGATGGGCACAGGGGGAAGTGTTCAATGCAAAAAACAGATTTAGGGTACTGGTAGCTGGCAGAAGATTTGGAAAATCGTATTTATCATGTATTGAACTTATAAACGCTGCGATAAAAAGACCTGGCGAAACATATTTTTACTGTGCTCCTACATATCGCATGGCAAAAGACATTGCCTGGAAAGAACTCAAAAAATTAGTACCACCATCGTGGGTAAAGAGTAAAAACGAAACAGATTTAAAAATTGAGCTAATAAATGGTTCACTTATCGAATTGAAAGGTACAGAGAACGCAACCACGTTGAGAGGTAGAAGTTTGGCCGGTGTTGTTTTAGATGAGGCAGCATTTATGGATTCTGACGTTTGGTTCCAAGTTATCCGACCAGCATTAGCAGACAAACAGGGTTGGGCATTATTCATTTCAACACCTGATGGCACGGCAAGTTGGTTTTATGATTTATGGTGTTATGTTCCAGAAGATTTAAGTGGTGACTGGAAAAGGTGGAGTTTTACTACGATAGATGGGGGTAATGTTCCAGCAGAGGAAGTTGAAGCTGCGAAGGCTCAGTTAGATAGCAGAACATTTAAGCAGGAGTTCGAGGCAAGTTTCGAGAATCTTACGGGATTGGTGGCTGTAAGTTTTGGTGATGAAAATATTAGCAGCGAGGTAGAGGATCTCCATATGTTGCCATTAATCATGGGATTGGATTTTAACGTTGACCCTATGGCAGGAATATGTGCGGTCAAGCATAATAATTGTCTTTATGTGTTTGATGAGATCATGTTGACGGGTGGAGCGACAACTTGGGATTTTGCAGAAGAAGTTACAAGACGATATGGGGTGGATAGAAGAATTATTGCCTGTCCTGACCCTACGGGTAGTGCTAGAAAAACAAGTGGGGTTGGAGTTACGGACCACAATATTTTGAGAAGAAGTGGATTTACTGTTATGAGTCCTAAATCGCCCTGGAAAATTAGAGATAAGATTACTGCTGTAAACACAGCTTTGTATGATGCGAATGGAGAAAGACGAACATTTATCCACCCAAGATGTAAAGAATTAATAAAAGCACTGAGAACTCTTACATATGCACCAAATACTGGGTTGCCTAATAAGAATTTAGGTGTAGATCACGCATTTGATGCTTTTGGTTATCTTTGTTTGCAGCAATTTAACCTTGCAAAACCAGAGACATTAGGCCAAACTTCGTTTAGAATATATTAAGATACCTAATTCTTACTATGCCTTATCACACTGGGATGAAAAAGAAGCGTGGTGGTACTTATCGCACGGGAACTAAGAAACGTGGCAAGAAGTAGTGGCGGTTTAACCCGTTGGTTTAAGGAAAACTGGGTGGATGTAAAGACAGGAAAGCCTTGTGGTCGTCAAAAAGGCGAAAAACGAGGTTATCCAGCTTGTAGACCTAGTAAACGTGTATCAAGTAAGACACCTAAGACAACAAAAGAGATGTCGAGTGCTGAAAAAGCAAGATTTAAGCGTGAAAAAACCAGTAGTGCTAAGATAAAGTATCAACATAGACGTAAAAAAACTACTAAAAAGAAAAAATGACTGAAATTACAGATGAAATGCTCGACATTATTGAAAAAGTGAAAGGAAAACGAAATCCTGCACTTTGGGATCCAAGATGTGAACAATATATGAGAAATAACAAGAAAGGTACTGTAAAAAAGTCAACTACAAGTTAAACTATTTATAAATACTCTTTTTTCTCTTTGAATCATGGCATTTTTTCGTGGTGAAGAAGGCTCTGTTAAATTTAAAAACGGAACTGGAACTACAGAAGCAATCGTATCTACTACTGGTTGGTCGCTTGATATAACAAAAGATACATTAGATGTAACTGCTCATGGGGCAACATCAAGATCATTTGTTGGTGGACTTATCTCTGGATCAGGTTCTATTGATTTTTTATATACAGCAGCCAGTGGTGATGAAACTGCTAATTTACTTGCTGATGTATTAACAGCAGAAGATCCCGCAGATGCACAATTTGAATTATTTTTAGATACTTCAGGAACTAAAAAAGTAAGCTTCGCTGGAATTGTTCAAGGAACAACCTTAAGTGCTCAAACAGGTGATTTAGAAACAGTTAGTGTTAGCTTTATTACTTCTGGTGCTATCACCAACGGTGCATAATGCCTAAAGGTTCTTACTCAGGCAAACAGCGTAAATTAGCTAGGGTTGCTCCACCTAGAGATAAAATTACGTCTGCTGATTTTAAAAAGCTACGTTCTAAGAAAAAAAAGAAAAAGAAGTGAAACTTACTCCTCGTCAAAAAACTTTATTATCTAAGCACTCTGAGCATCATAGTGCGAAGCACATGGAGTTTATGAAAAGGCGAATGAGAGCAGGAGATAG